TTTTATTATTAACAAAGAAATTAAGTGCTTCATCGTTATTATAGCCAGGAAATTGACGACCAATTTCACGCCGCACAATTGCTTTTTCTGCTTCGGTCTGTGTCTTTGCTAAACGTTCAATCTGTGGACCAAATTGTTCATCCCAAAGTTTAATAACGCTTTTGTCTTTAAATACTTCTCTAACTCCACTACCAATATCAGGACCAGCCTTAGTAACAAGTTCAGCCAACTGAGTTCCACGTGTGGCAGCCTTGCTAGTACCACCAGTAATCCAAGTTAATGGGTCAATTGCTATTTGATAGATAAAGTCAATAACACCTGATAAGTTTTTTGTACCACCATCAATGTAATCACCAGCCAGTCCACCATTTGCTGGTGGCTTAGTATCTAACATTCTTGCAAAATCACGACCTGGACTTACTTGAGCATACTTAGTAGCATCCATAACCTGCTTAAATGCATCTGGGTCATTGAATGCTTTTTCCATTGAAGCAGTAATCTCAGGAGTTAGCGTTCCATAAGAATCTAAGATTTCTCCTGGCTTTTTGCCAGAAAGTAATCCTTGCGCAATAAATACATCTGTTTTACCAAAACGGTCAATTGCTTGAGCAAGACCGCCATTGTCATAAACGTTCTTACCATCCCAAGCATCATCCCAAACCTTAGTATCAAAGATTGATTCGCCTTGGGCTACTTGCCGTGCAAGAAGATAAGGTGTATTAATAACACGATTGTAAGCACCAGCAACTTTAAACAAACCAATCAATGGACTAGCAATTGTTTTGCCAGCAAACTTTAAAGCACCCATTAATCTATCTGAAAAATCAGGTGCGGTCTGCATATAGTCAGCAGTACCAAAGAAAACTTTTAATCCTTCTTGCGCATTAGGGTCTAGATTATCAAACGCCCTACGTGCAGAATCATCATCCATGCGATTAAGTTCTTTATTCTTTTTTACAGCCCAAGTCATTTGTTCAATTTGACTTTGTTCAGTTGGATTTAAATTAGCACGCATGGCTGCTGAATAAAGATTAGGAGAAACCTCTGCGACTACTGGTTTTAAGACGCGCATTAGTTGCTCCTATTGATTGAATTGCTGAAGAATAAGTTCCGCTTCGCCGCTGTCATCAAACATGGCTAATTTCTGTAATGCATTTACAACGCTTGGTTTTGATGTTGGTAACATCATTGCTGATGAACCAACTCCTGGACCCATATCAATACCTGCTGTTCCAGGTTCATCTGGAAATTGTGTAGGGGCACTCAAAGGAGTAAGATTCATTCCAGCCATTTGCGGAACTGTGTTACCCGCCATTGGTGCTGCTACTTGGTTATCGTAGGTTTGCTGTCCTTGTCCGTAGGGCAATCCTGAAATGTATGTGGCTGGTTGAGTGGGCGACCCGTCAGTGCGTTGAGAAAGAGCGCCAGGACCTGATGCTGGGGCTGGGTTGGCTGGTTGTCTGTATCCACCTTGTTGTTCTGCCATTTCTAATATTCCTCATCATCTAAATATTTTTCAACTTCTGCTGCAGTTGGGATACGCCATTCGACCCAATCTGGATAACATTCTTTATCTGAAATAATTGAACGTGAAATAGGTTCTGAGAAACCAGCACGCATCAGTGAAGCATGAAACTCGTATAACCAGATACAGTACTGGTCTAATTTTGAATAAGACTCATCAGTAACTGTTTCAACTTTTTTCTTACGAGATGTTGCCACGGTTATCTCCTAACTGATGTCCGAGCACTTGCACTTGCCTTACCACTTGATGTCAAACTTGAAAGTAATGTTTGGATATCTGGTGGTGGTCCGCCCATTGGAGCGCCTCCTGCTGGCGCGGCGGGAGCAGGGGACGGTTGCTCAACCGAAGGTGCACCAGCAGGAGGTTGTTCTATAGTGAAGACTTCATTGATTGCGTCTTCAATTGATATACCCTTCTGGCGTGCCTTAATTACATCGGCAATCTGTTTAACCAGAGAAGTCGGGTCACCACCTTGAGTAATCATTTGTGGAATAGCCTGCGCTGATGCTTGTAGTGCGCCAATTAATGTATTGCGCATGTCCTCTACTTCAATCTTTTCTTGCTCGCTAGTTACGTTAATACCAAATGGTAGTTCACGCATAGCCATGTCTTTAGAAATTAACTTGCCACCCAATGCTTGTAGCATAAAGATAAGACCTTGAGCAGGATTTAATCCAGCCAACATTCCATAACGAACATCGGCTGAGTAGTCACTCTTAATATCTTTAGATGGTAGGTAATCAAGACTGTATGGAGAACCAGCATCTACACCACGAATTGTTTTCTGGAAGTTAAAGAACTTCTCATCAACATGGAAACAAATTGTAAGAACATCTTTTAGGGCAGAAGCAAAGATTGCTTGTGCTGATTTAACTTGTGTATCAAAACCACCCATAAGCGCTTGAACGCCTTGTCCTGTGATGATTGATGCATCAATGTTTCCAGTACGTCCCTCTGGATAACGTGTACCAGTACGTAGTTCTGCTTGTAGTAATTGTTGTTCAGTGAATGCGCCAGGTGGAATATTTAAATCAACACGGCGTACACCTGCTGGGTTGGCTGTGCGGATAACCGCATCTCCACCCAACTGTAGTTCTTGAACATCGTTAGGTAGAACAATCGGTGCTTGTACTGACTTCTCTGCTGCTTCCATCGCAAGTAATGCGAACCTATTTCGAAGCAATTGAATACCTAGTACATCATCAAACTGTCCACGCATTTCGCCATCAATAGATGGGCGTTTAGCAACTACTACCATCATCTTACCAATTGGATTTGGTGCTAAAGATAGTAATAGATTGTTGCGGTCTGGCATATAAATTATAGATTGGTCTTTATCGTAATAACGAACAATCTCAACTTGTGAACTTAAGTTTTGCTTAAATCCATCCTTGCCAAGGAGTTGATATTCAAACTCTGGGAACTGGGCAACCAGTTCACTCAAAGGTAATGTATATCGTTTAGCGAAGGCAATACAGCGTCCATAGCGGTCAAACTCTGGGTAAGCCCCTATCGGACTTTCTATGCGTATACGCGGTAAGCCATCTTCTTCGTCTAATTCAATGATGAATGGGACGAAACCGAATGTGATGTACCAGTCTGCTCCTGTGTACATCTGTACTTGTAAATCAGAATTCGCAAAATAATTAGTAGCAATGCGAGTTCTTTTATCCGCGAAAGTACGAGCGCGGTCACTAACTTGATTTGCCGCAGAGCAGTTAACGGCTGGTAGTGGTGCCATAACTTCGGATAAATCCTTAGCCACAATGTCAATAAAATTTGCCACGACATTTGCATCTACACCTTCAGGAAAAAACTCAGGATAGACTTGAGAAATTTGCCCCTTACGGACAGCAAGAACATCTAACTGACGTCTATCACGTTCAGTAGAACGCAGACGGAGCGCATCAATGCGTGCCGAAATCTGTTCAATTGATAATGCCATTGTTGTCCTAACGGTTGATTAAATATTATTTAACGAGTACGGCGAATAATTGATTCAGCACGTGCTAATGTACGTTTGCGGTCTGCAATTCTACGTGCTTGCATTTGCCTTGTTTCCTCGGCAGATAAATTTTTTGCGCCTTTAGGTAGAGTAAAAAGTGTATCCGCAGTTTTAGGCTTTTGCGCTAATTTACCAAATGCTATTGCTTGTTTGTGTGTCATTGGAAATTTATATGAAGTATTTGGATTATAGTTACTTGGTCCTTCTGGTTTATAAAGTTTTGCAACGTTTTTGCCACCAGATTTATTTATACCTGCACTATTTCTATTTGCCATTGTTGTCCTATCGTAAGGGGAAAATTATTTAGTAACCCAAGGAACCTCTGGGTTTAAATTTACTTGGTTTTGGTTTTGGTTTAACCGTAGGCTTTGGCGTTGGCTTAGGTTTAACAGTAACTTTAGGAATAGGTTTAACCGTTGGCTTTGGCTTAGGTTTTACCGTTGCTGTTGAAGTATCTGATGGCGGACGCACTTTAACCGTTGCCGTTGATGTATCTGACATTG